CTAGATTTGGCAATGCCAGTGACGATGACGATAATAGGCGCGCCGTCCAGCATGGATGGGCCACGATATACAATTGCGCCGTTAATCTTAGGGTTAGACATTTGCTGGGCTCCAGTCCCTTGCGTTGCTGTTAGGTGAACAATACGCCTAAATGACAACCATTGTAAACCACCTATTTGCGCCTAATTGCGTTTCTGTCGCGGTCGGGATATGGTGACGCTATCAGATAGACAGAAGGCGTTTAAACATGGGCGAGATTGCTAGGGCGGTTCGGGCCACAAAAACGGGGCGGCCGTCATCTTACACAGACGCAATCGCTAATGAAATTTGCCAGTTATTGTCAGAGGGCAATAGCCTAGTGCGCATTTGCAAACTACCGCATATGCCAAATAGCCGAACCGTTTTTGAATGGTTATCCCGCCCTGAGCACGAACAGTTCGCTCTGAACTACACGCGCGCCAGAGCCGAAATGACCCACCACCTCGCAGAGCAAACGCTCGAGATCGCGGACTTAGCTAAAGACCCGGTCAAAGCCCGCTTGCAAGTAGACGCCCGCAAATGGTTCACATCCAAGATGCTACCGAAGGTCTATGGCGACGCGTCACAAGTCCGTCTGGCCGACGCCAATGGCGACAAGTTAGACACGGCGCCCTTGATATCGGAGTTGATGGCTTTGATGAACGCGCCCGCTAAAGAGCAATAGGGCTAATAGCAAAAAGCCCCGTGCCCTAGTAGAGCACGGGGCGTTTAAACGATTAGGCCTAGGGGGCTAGTCTTCCTCGCCCTCGCCCTCGCCCTCTTCCTCTTCCGGCGCGTCCATCGCCCAGACCTCGATATAGTCGCCATTAGCCTCATACTCGCCCACGGATAAAAACTGATAGCCGCCAAAATCACCCCAACGGATATAGTTTTCGGCAAATCGGACAGCGTCTCGCTCGCTGTCACTCTCGAAAAGAACCGTCTCGGATTGATAGCCGATATCGCCTGTTACAAAGAACCTAGCCATGTTTAAACGCTCCAAATGTTGCGGGCTCGATTGCCCTGCTTAGGACCTAGTGTCCAATGGCATGCCGCCTCTGTGAAGCGGCATGCGTTTGGCGACTAGGGCGGGGCTAGTCTTCCTCGCCCTCGCCCTCTTCCGCGTCCATGCCTTGGCAAGTCATGGCCCCATGCATAGGGCAATGCGGCGCACCGACTTCTTCGATCCACTTCTTAGTGATCCGGACGGTGTAGCCGCAATCGCAAAGGGCCTTGATCAGGCGCGTGCCTTGCTTCTTTTTGCCGTTGTCCATGGGCGAGAGGTTGCCCGCTGGATAGTCACCGTTGACCTCGAGCCATTGTTTAAACAGGGCGGTCAATTCGTCACCGGGCACGGTTGCCGTCATCTTGCCGACAAGCCCCAAGGCCTTGGCGGGGCGGGCAAAGGGCGCCTTGTGCCCGGCCTCATGGCCGACGGCCGCATGAATGAGCTCATGAGCGACAACGCCTAGTATTTCAACGCTGTTCGAAAGCTTAGGGCTAATGAATATTTCCGCATGCTGATCAGCCGACGCAACGGGGCTCCAGCATTCGCCGATTGCCTTGGACTTGGCGCCGTTGCCTGTCCATCCCACCGAGACGCGGACCTTGGCGGGGACGGTGCAGTTGACGTCTGCGAGTAACGCGGCGCAATAGGTCGCGGCGCTTTCAAGCCAAGCGTGACGGGCTTGCGAGGTGGCGAGGGTGTCAGTCATGTTTAAACGCTCCGAGTGTTGCGGGCTTGATTGCCCTGCATGTGGCCTAGTTGCCAATGGCAAGCCGCCTCTGTGAAGCGGCTTGCGTTTGGCAACTAGCCCCAAATGCCGCGCTCAGCGTACCAAGCTTTAACAGCGGCGGGCGTATCGCGGTACGTCATGACCTCGCTGAGCGTGCCCCAAAAAATGTTAGGCAAATCTTCCTCGGGGCGGGCCAGATCGATGTAAACCGTATCGTTTGCGTTGCCCTCTGCGGACCAAAAGGCGTGGATCAATTTCTCGCCAAAAGCCCAATCTGCGGCCTGTGCCGTCTTAATGTCGGCATACAGCGCGGCAATGCGAGGATCGGTGCGCTGTGGATCGGGGTAGGTAAACTCGGTCATGTGCTTTTCTCTCCGGGCTTGATTGCCCTTGGTTGCGCCATAGCTAGCGCCCGCCACACAAGTACCACGCCAAGCGCAAAAATGACAACACATTTAAACGCTTTTCATGCAATTAATTGCATTGCGTTTAAACGCTCTAGCAATGCGCCACACGCCCCGCCCTCTTGGCCTAGGGCTATACGCCCTTGGCCATGCGCTCGCCCGCCCTTGCCCCGCCTAGGCGTTTAAACGCCCCGCCTAGGCGCTTGCCGCCCTTGGCGCGGCGCGGCGCGCCCCGCCCCCTACCCCGCTGAACTAGGACTGACGCTAGCGCTAGCACCCCTACCCACAAATTTTTTGCAATATCCATTTGCAACATGTCAACACGCTAGTTGACACTACTTGCTAATCCGCTAGTAAAGCAATCTCCTTACCGCCACACGCAACACGCCACATGTCAAACACCCTTTGACACACCACCCCCACTTGCCAACCCGCCACAAGCCATCTACATACACGCCTACCATTGGTTCGCGGATACCTAGATGAACGCGCCTACAGACCCTTCAGCCGCACTGGCGGCCATAGACCCCAAGGTCTTAGCGCAACTGACGCCCGAGCATTTGAAAATGCTCATCTGGCAGCGCAAGTGGGCACTCACCCGACGCGACAAGCAGACACCGCCTCCCGGCGACTGGACCGAATGGGGCATCCTCGCGGGCCGCGGCTTCGGCAAGACGCTGACCGGCGCGCAGTGGCTGGGACAACGGGCCTTCATGGATACAGAGGCGCTACCCCGCGCGGTCATTGCTCCAACGCTAAACGACGTGCGCTACACCTGCTTTGAGGGACCGGCCGGATTGATGAGCATCATCCCTCCGGACCTAATTGCAGATTATAACAAAACCAATCTGATCCTGACCTTGAAGACGCCATTTGGACTTGCAACAATTCGCGGGTTCTCTGCGGAAGAACCGGAACGTATGCGCGGGCCGCAGTTTGCGGACCTTTGGTGTTTTATTGCAGGTACCCAAGTCAGCACACCCATCGGTCAAAAACCCATCGAGCAACTTGCCCCGGGCGATTGGGTCATGACCCGCAAAGGCCCAAGGCGCGTCGTCGCCAACTCCAAGCGCTTAGCCGATACCGGCACGGTTACGTTTGCTAATGGCTCAAAACTTGTTGGCACAGCCGACCATCCCGTGTACACTAAGTCTGGCTGGACGAGATTAGACCAGCTTAGCGTTGGGGATTTGGTATGTGCGATCAGTGTAGATCATGGGACGGAAAACAGTGGCACCGCTACGGCACCGGCCCGGGCAGCTACTACGAGCGAACCGATAAATCGCAGAAGCCCAAGCGCACGCTGCGACTTCACCGCGAAGTATGGATTGCTATCCACGGGGCCATCCCCGAAAAGCACGACATCCACCACGTCGATCACGACCGAACCAACAACGCTATTGAAAATCTGGAGTGCCTGCCAAAAGGCGCTCACCGACGGCACCACACTTTTGCGCAGCCCATTGCTCGCAAAGATTGGTCGCAGCAAGAACCGCAGCTACTTCTCTGCGTTGACTGCGGCACCGACCTTTGGCGCAAGCGCGTCACACGCCAACCGCTCTGTGCCTCATGCCACAGCCAGCGCGCCGAAGCTAAGCGTCGCGTCGCCAAGCACTGCCAGCAGTGCGACGCGCCTTTCGTTTCTCGCGCCGGAAACTTTTGCAGTCAGCGTTGCGTTAACTTGGCAACCCGCGGGGGAACAATTCGTATATTGCCTGAAGGTCGAGGACGAGCCTGAGTATTTTGCCAACGGCATCCTCGTCCATAACTGCGATGAGCTAGCCGCTTGGACGCAGGGCGAAGAGACGTGGGACATGGCCATGATGGGCCTGCGCCTTGGTCCCCACCCTCGGGTCGTGTGGACCACGACGCCCAAGCCCAAGGATTTGGTGCGCAAGCTCGTCGAGCCAAAGACCGGCCGCGTCATCACGTCGGGATCAACCTACGAGAACAAGGCCAACCTGCCGGACAGCTTCTTTAAGCAGCTTGTGCAGTACGAGGGTACGCAACTCGGACGCCAAGAGCTGAACGGCGAACTGATCGACGCCGAAGAGGGCGGCATCATCCAGCGCAGTTGGCTCAAGCTGTGGCCCGCCGAGAAGCCGCTTCCGGCGCTGGAGTGGATCATCATGTCGATGGACACGGCCTTCACCGAGAAGACCATCAACAAGCGCACCCACGACGCGGACGACAGCGCCTGCACGGTCTGGGGTGTGTTCCAGCACGACGACCGCAGGAACGTCATGCTGCTTGACTGCTGGGCTGAGCAGTACGGCATGCCGGACCTGATCAAGCGGGTCAAGAAGGAGTTGAACGTCGCCTACGGTGACGACGAGGACAGGGCGCTCATCAAACCGCTCATCGGACCAAGCAAGATGGCATCATCAGGGCGCAAGCCGGACATCTTGCTGCTTGAGGACAAAGGCAGCGGCATCAGCCTGCGCCAGATGCTCGAGCGCGAGGGCATCACGGCCTACGCCTACAACCCCGGCCGCGCGGACAAGCTGACGCGTCTGCACATGGTCAGCCACATCTTCGCCCGGGGTCAGGTGTGGCTGCCCGAGAGCGAGAAGCACAAGGGTCGGCCCAAGTCGTGGATCGAGCCGATGCTGGCGCAACTGTGCTCGTTCACAGGGCCGAAGAGCATTAAGCATGATGATTTTGTCGATTGTGTCAGCCAATGCTTGCGTCTTTGTATGGATAAAAATCTGCTTGCCGACGTAAAACAAGCTAAACGCCGCGGGGAAGAAGAAACTTACAAACCTAAAACAGCGCATTTTAACCCGTATGCAGTATGATGATTACGTGCTAGTGTTAAGTCATCGTAACTGAGATAGGGCGTAAAATGAACGATGTAATTTGCGTTGGCTGCCGTAAGTCTCTTCCTGAAACTGATTTTGCGGTAGACAAGATGCGGTCAACGGGCAGGCGGTACAAATGCCGGAGCTGTTCGGCCGATGAGTTTAAACGGTGGCAAGCCACACCCGGGTATGCAACAAGATTAAAGAAACAATTGGTCAAGCGTCATGAACTTCGGGATGAAGACCCGAAAATGCGCTGGGCACAATACACAAAAAACGCGGCAACGAGGCGAGCAAAGAAAAAAGGGTTTGTATGTAACATTACGGTCGAATGGTTGTACGCAAACGCTCCTGACAATTGCGTTTTGTTAGACATTCCTCTGGTGTATAGCAACGTGGCTTCGTACTCAAACAGCCCTGCGCTTGATCGAAAAGACAACGAAATTGGTTATCTTCAAGACAATTGCTGGGTAATCAGCATGAAGGCAAACCGGATCAAAACGAACGCAACGCCGGAAGAGATTGAACTCTTGGCTAAGAACCTAAAACGGGCATTAGCGGTGTAGCGTGACATGCTTGCCACTTTGCGCTACAATTTGCCAACCCGTACACCGCTTAAGGTAAAATCTCATGGATGATGAAGAACTGCCCGAAGGTGAAACGGTTGAGTTTGACCCCGGCGAGGAAACGTCGAGCGTTCAAGACACCGAAGACGGCGGTGCTATCGTCACGCTTGAAGAAGACGACGGCCTCAAGCCCGGAGACAGTGAGTTCCTTGCCAACCTTGCCGAGGAGCTGACGGAGACTGAGCTAAACAAGCTGTCGTCCGACCACATCGAGCTAATCGGTCGGGACAAGGAAGCGCGTAAGAAGCGCGACGAGCAGTACGAAGAAGGCATCCGGCGCACGGGTCTAGGCGACGACGCACCGGGCGGTGCGCAGTTCCAAGGCGCATCACGCGTCGTGCACCCAATGTTGACCGAAGTGTGCGTGGACTTCTCCAGCCGCGCCATCAAGGAGCTGTTTCCACCGAACGGCCCGGTCAAGACTAAAATCCTTGGCAGCATGACCAAGGCGCGCGTGGAGAAGGCTGAGCGCAAGGCCGACTTCATGAACTGGCAGCTTACGACGCAGAGCCAGAGCTTCCGCGCTGAGCTAGAGCAACTGCTCACGCAGGTGCCGCTTGGCGGCGCGCAGTACATGAAGGTGACGTGGAACGAGGCGAAGAACCGCCCAGAGTTCCTGTTCGTCGCCATTGACGAGATGTTGCTGCCGTTTGCGGCCACGAACTTTTACAGCGCCCAGCGCAAGACCCACGTCCAGTACCTCACCACGCTAGACTACGACCAGCGCGTCAAGTCTGGTATGTACCGCGACGTAGACATCGTGATCACCTCGTCGGACATCGACCTGTCGAAGGCCGCCATCGCCAACGACAAGATCGAAGGGCGCGAGGACGACGCGTTCAACAGCGACGGCCTGCGCACGGTCTACGAGATTTACACCTTCCTCGACATTGAGGACGACACCGAAGGCCCCGCGCCTTACATCCTGACCATCGACAAATCGACCGGCAAGGTTCTGTCGATATACCGAAACTGGGATGAAGACGACGCAGCTCGCGAAGAGCTTCAGTGGATCGTTGAGTTCCCGTTTGTACCGTGGCGCGGGGCATACCCCATCGGCATCGTGCATATGATCGGTGGCATCTCGGCCGCGGCCACAGGCGCGCTGCGCGCGTTGATGGACAGCGCCCACATCAACAACAGCCAGACCATGATCAAGCTCAAAAGCCAGATGGGTGGCCAGAGCTTGAACATCCAGCCGACGCAGGTCGAAGAGGTTGAGGGCGGTCTCAACGTCGATGACGTGCGCAAGTTGGCCATGCCGCTGCCGTTTAACCAACCCAGCGCCGTGCTGTTCCAACTTCTGGGCTTCTTGGTCGATAGCGCCAAGGGCGTCGTGCGTACTACCCTTGACGACGTGGCAGACAACAACGCCAACGCGCCCGTCGGCACGACCCTAGCCAAGATTGAGCAGGGAATGGTCGTGTTCAACGCCATCCACGCCCGTCTGCACAATAGCATGGAGCGCTTGATGCGCATCATGCACCGGCTTAACGGCATGTATCTTGAGGATGCAGCCGAAAAGGCGGAAATTGGCGAAGAAATTGCGGTCCGTAAAGATTTTGACGGCCCGCTGGACATCGTTCCGGTCTCTGACCCCAACATTTTCAGTGAAGCCCAGCGTTTTGCGCAGGTTCAGGCCGTTGCGCAGCGCGCTCAGCTCGTTCCGCAGCTCTACGATGCCCGCAAAGTCGAGCAACGCATCCTTGCAACACTGAAAATCCCCGATGCCGAGAGCCTTTTGGCTCCAAACACGTCGCCGGAAGAGAAAAACCCCATCGAAGAGAACGTGCTGGCCACTTTGGGCCAAGCGCTACAGGCTTTCCCCGAGCAAGACCACATCGCGCACCTCAAAGCGCACCTTGCCTACATGACAAGCCCTGCGCTTGGGGCCAGTGAGCTTATGGCACCGGTTCTTACGCCAATTATGATCAACCACTTCAAAGAGCACATGGCTCTGTGGTACGCCACTGAGGTCAAGAACCTCATCAAGGGCTACGCAGGTGAGAGCTATGCGGATTTGGTGAAGAGTACCAAGACGCCAGAAGCCAAACGCGCCATGGACGCGGCCTTGGCCGAAGCCTCCATGTCCGTTGTTCAAGGAGCGCAAGACGCTTTTGCCATCCTGCCTCCGATCATCAAGCAGGCGCAGGAAATGATGCAGAAGCTGGCCGGTCCAGCACAGCAGGACCCTTCGGCCGCGGCGGCCATGGCCGACATCCAGATGCGCGGCCAGATCGCTGAGAAGAAGTTGGCTCTGGACACCCAGAAGCTTCAGCTTCAGAGCCAAGAGAAGCAGCAAGACACCCAAGCGCGTCAGGCAGAGCTTCAGGCCGCCCAGCAGGCCGAGATGCAGCAAGAGCAGATGCAACAGCAGGCAGAGATGCAGCGCGTACAGGCCGAAAACCAAGCGCGCACAGCCATGAACGATGCCGACAACAAGACGGCGATGGACATTGCTATGCTGAACCTAGCAAACGGCGACAACACGCCGGGTGCCGCGCTTAACCCCAACCCCCAGTCATAGGATTTGAAACATGGCTAAGCTACCCACCGCTAACTCGATCCCTAGCGGCCCAACCAACCAGCACAAGCGCATGGCCATGGGCATGCCCGTCAACCAAAGCCCAGACAAGGGCAAGAAGACGCCCGCGTGAGGGTTGATATCCTAATTAAGCGCCTCAACGACGAGCAAGCATCGCTCGCCCGAGAGGCGCTTACCCGCCCACAGGGCAAAGACGGTTACGACTACGGCCGTGTGGTGGGGATGTACGCCGGTCTTGAGCAGGCTAAGAACCTGATCAACGCCATCCTTGAAGAGCAAGAGACCAGAAACTCTAACATCTAAGCGCATGGGAGCAACACATGCAGGAAATTACCAATAAGATCGACTTCTCCTACGACAGCCTCGACGAGGCGTTCCCCGCCGCTGATCCGGGCGTCATGCCCTTCGGATCGCGCGTCTTGGTCCAAATCCGCACCCCCAAGAAGAAGACCAAGGGTGGCATCATCCTGACTTCTGACGTGCGAGAGACCGAGCACTACAACACGCAGGTCGCCAAGGTTATTTCCATTGGCAGCCTAGCCTTTAAGAACCGCAACACCATGGAGCCATGGCCTGAAGGCTCGTGGTGCGCCGTGGGAGAGTATGTCCGCGTGCCGCGCTACGGCGGCGACCGTTGGTCTGTGAAGAC